TTCTTGATTCAAGCCCTGCAAGTCTTTGATTAGCGGTGTGTATGTCTCCGTTAATGATTTCATCTATATACTCCTCATCATTCATATAATGTGCCAACATCCTAAGCTCTAAGCCACTAGCATCTATACCTACTAGTTTGTATCCAGTAGGCACTGTCCAGCACTCCCTACACTCCTTACCATAGGGGGAACTAACGCTAGGTATTTGAGCCATGTTAGGATCACGATGTGTCATACGTCCAGTGATAGTGCCGTTTGGTATAACAAACCCATGAACCCTGTTGTCTTTCTCAAGGAACTTCTGCCAAGACTCTAACGCAGCTTGTCTCTTCTGATACATGAGGTAGTCTTTAATAAGCTCTGCCTCAGGTATACCCTCAATCTCAGATAGAGTTTTCTCATTAACAACAGCCCTACCATTCTCAGTATACTGTTTTGGTTTCCATCCAAACTCAATGAGGTAATCACCTACCTGTTTGCGTGATGCAATGTTGAAATCCACTACAGTTTTTCTGGTGGTATACATGCTAGAAGACTTGCTAAAGAACTCATATTCCTCATCGAGGAGACGCACTCCTGGTCCACCTACTCTATCCCAAGTTGCTAGTTTAGATAGAGCACCAGATGCAGTTTCCTTGCGATAGATATACCTCTCATCTACCTTGGGTTTGAAGACTTCTGAAACTCGTTTCTCTGCTAGCTTCATCTTCTCTCGCATGAGAGCCAGTAGCATGTCAGCTTTGTAGTTGTCGAAGTAAAAGCCATGAGCCTCTTGATCCTTCATGATCGAAGCGACACTGGTCTCTAACTCAATACATCTTGGGTCAAAGCCAGCACTTTCTTTACGAAGCTCATGATAGACTTTTACGTTTACAGCTACGTCCCTTTTACAATACTCCAGCATCTCTTTAGAGTAACGGTCGAACTCCTTGAAGTCTATCTTGTGTAATCCAAAACGATTACCCCACATCTCAATACTGTGACCGCCTTCACGTACAGGATTGAACAGCCTAGATAGCACTAAGGTATCTATGATCTTCTGTGAACCTAATCTAAATGTTGTGAATTTTTCCAAGGCAGGAATATCAAACCCAAGAATATTGTGACCAGCTATTAGCTCTGCTTGATTTAATAACTGCACACCATCCTCAAGATGATCCTCAGTAAAGTCCCACATTTGTCCTGTGTCTACATCTTGTATTACAAGACACCACATACGGGTTAAGTCAGGAAACAAACCATTTGTTTCAGTATCAAAAAGAAGTTTCATTAGTCGAACGCCAAATCATTATCAGAAGTAAAATCAATATCTGAATACTCTACTTCTGTAAGTCTACCTGACTCCTTATCATATTGCAAGTGGGCAGCAATACCCACATCACCTGTGTAACGAGACTTCAACACTCTTACTCTAGTGGTCGCTGCCTCTATAGGATCTTCAGCCTGTTGGTTTCTTTCCAAGGTTATCACACAGTCAGATAGCTGGCTAATGCTTTGACTACCTCTGAGGTGGCTCAGATCAGTCTCTGCGCCCTTCTCATGGCCCTTGTTACCGTCAATACGTCTGAGGTGGGATACCAGTATAAGTCCTGCTCCAGTCTCCTCTGCAAGGCTCCTGAGACGTGTCATAATGGAATCAATAGATCTACGTTCATCACCTTCAAGAGTGGCAGATACCATCATATGTAGGTGATCAATCACTACCCACTTACACTCGCAACCTATAATCATGTACCGCAGCTTTGAAAAGATGCCGTCTATGTCATTAGATCCAAAGTGTGCATGGACCCATAGCCTATCCTGATTATCGTTATCCACAAACATATCATCAAACAGGATATCTATTTCTTCTTGAGAGAACTGCTCTCTAACACTGTCTATGTGCAGCCTAGCGTTGGCTTCAATACTCAGGATACCATCGACAGTCCGCGTCCAGTCTTCTTCAAGAGCAACTACACCTACATTATCTTGGGTCTGCTTAAGTAGCCAATGCTCTAGTTCTCTGGTAACAGAAGACTTGCCAAGACCCGTACCACCTGCAAGAGTAATTAGCTCACCCTGCCTGAGACCCTCTAGCTTTTTGTTAAGACCTTCCCACGGATACGGAACAGATTCTTTCTTAACTCTGTTATGAAACTTGTCTTTGTTTTGAGTAACATTTAATACACCACTAGGTGTATACGTCTTAGCGTTCCACCAAGCGTTTACGAACAGACCATGTGCATTATTACGCAGCATGTCATTGGAGTCCTTGAACCCCTCTGGCATCAGCATGATCTTGGCTTTGTTTGGTTTCAGCAGTCTGGCTACCTGTTTGGCAGCATCAGTTCCTGGCTTGTCACTATCGAAACAGATAACTATATTGTCGTAGCGTTCAAGGAATTCTATCTGTGTTTTGATATCTCTCTCAGCACTCTGAGCGCCAGACTTAATACTAACTACAGGCCACTTACTGCCTAGTAATTCGTAAGCAGCCATAGCATCACACTCACCCTCTACGACAGTAATGTATTTACCACCCTTGTCACTACACAACTGTTGTCCAAATAAACCACACTCTTGTAGTGGACCATTGCTAAAGAATGCCTTGGTGTCCACCATTCTAGTCTTGTAGGCGACTTCTTCTGCGCCATTGTAGTATGGATAGAAGTGTCTAACGGTCTCACCAGAAGAGTTCTGGATAGACCTAACCCCATACTTCTTAGCAGTAGCTAAGGAAATGTCGCGATCTTTTAATGCATAGAAGTCTCCTTCTTTAATTGTAATCTCATCTTTCACTAGTTTTGGTACGGAACTTTGTACCATGCTCTGGCTCCTTTCCTGTGATTGTTTAACACCAGTATATTTTTTTATGAATATACCGCATGAAAAACACTTAGCTGTACCATCGTCATTAATCCCTAAGCAGTCCTTGTGACCACACTCAGGGCAATCCTCATGTGTTTGGGCAAATCCCATTTTCTATATCCTCAAATAAAAGAAGGGGGCCGTAGCCCCCAGTGAATATAAGTATAGGTGATATGATAATTTACTCCTCTTCTTCTTCTACTACAAGCATGTCCTCCGTTAGTTGTTCCATTACGGTTGTGTTAAAACCTCTGACTGCCATCTCAAGTTTAGCCAAAGTTTTTTTGGTTGCTTGAATTTCTTTATCTGTTTCCAGTAACAGTACAAAGGCAATCTTACCTTCCTCTGTAAACTCACCAACAGAATAAGTTCCATCTTCAGATGTAAAAGTCCAGCCTTCTGTTTCATTACTCATGTTATATTATCCTTAAAATGCTAGGGCACTATGAAGAGGTTCACTACTTTCTGACATCTCACCATATGGTACTAGCTCAATCAGTTGAGCATTGACCAAGATAGGACGGCGAAATACTCGTGGTGGTTCACCATACTCTGAGTGCTTCCATTGAACAGCTAATCGAGAACCATTACCAATAGCTACGTCAATGTTATTATTGTCCGTATCTACAAGTCGTGGTTTGTATTTTGAGTTTTCCCATTGTTGAAATGTAATGACAGGATCTTCTGTGAACGATGCTGTACCAGCAGGTTTTAGTCCTGTGTTATAGCCAGCATCTGAAAACTGTTGGAAGATCTCATCAGAGACTGCCAGATTTACAACGAAAATGTTTTTAACTTTGTTAAAGTCTGGCTTGGCGATTGTCACACTGGAATAGTATGCCACCCCCTCAACAATCTCAGGAATACCATTGATCATCTGCATATATATAATCTCCTATAATTTATGTTTTTAGAATTTAACACTATTGAAATTAAAAAGCAAAGTTTTTTTACTCTTTTATTTCTCCCTCGACAGGAAAACAATTGATGTTAGCAGCCACTGTCCTACGCTCACCCGCTCCTCTAAATGGATATACCATGTGTTGCATCCACGATGGGAACATATACAACCTACCTACTTGAGGCCGCACTACAACATTCTGAGTAGGTCTCAAACGCTCTCTATCCCAAGTGCTTGACTGTCCATAATTAAAACACAAACAACCATCGGATTCCCCGCTGACATTGTATAGCCCATACTCCTGTGACCCAGGTCGTGGACCCTGTAGTATCTGAGGTGGAACCTTAGTCCATGTCGTACAGCTAATACCCATTATAGTTTGAGTTCCATGATCGTGTATAGGATTGTAATCTCCTGAGTAACTGTGGACTGACCATAGCTCATCCATCTCGACATTACGATTACCGTCCAATACCTGACCAGATTGCTCCATGAACTGGTTGATGTAAGTAACACCCATATCACATAAGAATCTAGAGAACGGTACTAGCCTTGGGTCTTCATGGTCCATGACTAGCTGTTCGCCCGTCTTGATCTGACCCACAAGCGTGTTGGCTGCACTAACTCTATCGTCTTGAGTAAGTAACTCATCGAGATAATCGTTACACGAATCAACAAACTCTGTTGGGATATCCAACTCCATCAAGAATATTGATGGGAGCGGATGCATGTGATATTGAATCTCAGACATCCACACTCTCCAAAAACGGCGACAGTATATCATCTTCAAAATTAATATTAATTCCATCAGTTGATTCTATCGCATGCATGCCATCACCAAAGTAGTTATACCTGATGTTGACAGTCATTTTATTTTCGTAGAGTAAACACATCTTGCTGTTCATGTAGTTATTGAATTCAGAAACTACTTCATCACTAACACTGTACATCACCAATCTCCCATTTCCTCATAGAAATCTGCGAACAGTTGAGGTAGTGCATCATGAAGTTTCCAGTCTCCTGCTTCATCACAACGAAATTTAACGTAGGCAATGAATTTCTTACCATGACCCTGAGGTGGTGTAGCTCCTATTTGTAAACTCCACAAGGCACACCACCAATCATCAATATCATATTCATACTGACCTATAAGATCTTCTCTTGTAATATTACTCATTACAATATATCCTTATAAACATATATTATTTTCTCCTTCTGAAACTTTTAAAAAGGATTTTAGCACGCTTAATTAGATGAGTCAACCCCTAAGCTCAAATAATTTTCTATATAAGTTGAAACAAATTCTTCTCCATATTGTTGGCACAGATCTTGCACCTCTTCTATTATTAGGGGTGTTACAGGTGCATCGAAATGATACACCTGCGAGTACCTCATGATATGATTACTAACATCTATAAGATGTTTCATGCGGCTACTAGATACTGCTTGATTGCAGCACTTGCTGCTATCTGTTGGGTCTCTTTTATTTTCAGAACACTGTTCTTATCAGTCTTCTTACCAACAGGTGCATGTGTGGTCCAATGAGTAAGCGCATTATATACTGCCCACTTCGTACTACCCAGTGATTTTTGCTCATGCTGAGTGTACTGATTCCATAAGTATTTGAATGCTTTATTCTTGATGAGAGACGGATGATCTAGTATTTCTAGCAGACTCATATTGCTCATGCTCTCTACATTTACTTTACATTTTGCAGCTTTTGCAAATGTGATCAAAGCAAAACGGTCAGAGATTGAATCTGTAGACCAGCCACGCCAACGCTCAACTTCTTCTGTGTAACTGTTAAGCAGTGCTGCCATCTTACGGCGAGCGTGTCCTAGATCTAAACTCATAGTATGCTTCGCCTTGTACACTGCAAAGTCATCTACCATAATCTGACCATTAATACAGGCCATTCTTACAGCACCCATCCTAATGACCATAGGCCAAGAACCATCCACAGAATTATATCCCACCAGTTGTAGCTGAGTCTCATCACCCCTAGCAGTCTCTACTGTGTGCGCTGGTAGGGTAATTTTAATTGTACCCCTCGCACCATTAGGTGACACT